CAACGATTCTCAAAAAGATAAGAATGTCCGACGCACGCTCATGTCAGCTATCTTTTCATGTGCTCATGTTTTTGGAGATACCGTTTTTGAAAATGGTCAAGGAAATCCATCAGGACAGTGGGGAACAACTCAAGTTAATTCAACAGGAAATCACTTCATGTTCCTCTACACATACTGTGACCATTTCGGAATTCGGTGCCTCCAACCATACGACGAAATGAATCCTACAGAGAACATCGAACTCGCAACTGTAGGAGACGACAATTTGTGCTGTGTATCACCAAAAGCCATCAAGGGAGGCTATTCTGCAGTTCAACATGCAGAAGGACTTAAAAAGATTGGAGTTACTTACACAGCAGCGGATAAAACTAACAACATTAAACCTCTTCTTCCACTTAAAGATGTGACATTTCTTAAGCGAGATTTTCATTACCATCCTGTCATGAAATGTTTCATCGGAAGACTTGACAAAAGCACTGCAGCAACAATTGGTATGTGGACAGACAAAGCCAATGTTGCGATTTCCGACACATACGCCGCTCATGTAAAAGATCTTTACGAAGAGTTGGCACTTTGGGATGACGAGCATTTTCATCAGCTCCAAAAGGCACTTCCCAAAGCACAAGAAATTTTTATGAACGGAGAGGTGTGTCTTGGTACGAAATGCCTTGCGTACCATAAACACACCCAAGAATGCCGAAATTGCCCATACGAACTGGACCAATCATCGCATATCATTGGTCGACCGTGTGCTTCTCTCCACGCGATCGATCTCTCACCCCCTAATGAGAGTTCCATCGAGGTTGTACGCAGGCTTTACAAAATGCGTACTGACGACCTCAATCTTGATGGGTGCTTCATTCTACACGGGAATTAGAGTGAGGCAGGTCCAAGATTGAAACCTCAGGGTAGCGACCAGACCGCCTTCCCACCTACCGACTCGATAGCGGTCAACTCGGTAGTCATTCATTTCCGCTGCGAATCATATTAATAATAATGAGAATAATACTCCAAATTCTGATGATTTTCATGATCAACACGAAGGTGTTACTCATTTCGCTGATCAGCATGAGCTAGCTGTTCAACCTCCTGAAAATTCATCCAACGTAGCTCAAACGACCAACGTCCCAGACGCATCACTGGACATCTTCTTCGAGACCCCTCGCGCGATCTCAACATACCAGTGGACTGCTTCCCAGGCAGGAGGGACACTTCTGGGAACCATTGATTTGCCAAACGCACTCTTTCAGTCTGCAATATTTAAATCTAAACTTAGCTATTTTCAATATTGGAGACCTGATTTTGAAGTGTCGTTCAAACTCAATTCAACCATCATGCATTATGGAAGGTTGCTCATCTGTTGGGCCCCTCAAGGTTCAAAACTTCCTTCCTCTCATATTGCATTTCAGAACGCTACTGGCTTTCCTTGGGTGCAGATCTCAGCATCTCAGCTAACACCTGTAACGTTTTCGCTTCCATATACTCATTATCAAGACATTATTTCGACTGATCCTGCAGATCAAGTTGCGGAAATTTTCCGCTTCTGGATCTACGTTTCAGTACCATTGTCATCCCTCAATGGAACACCAGCACCTGTGGAACTTACTACCTTTGTTCGGGTGACTAATCATAATTTGATGGGTTACAACAACTTTGAAATCCAGGGTGACTTTCAGACCCAGGGAAAAACAGAGTCCGAGCAAAAATCAAAAGGCGGCACTATTTCTACTATTGCAAGAACTGTCGCCCAGGTTGCTGCACCATTGTCCGCCCTGCCGGAAATTGGACCCATCGCCTCTGCAGTTTCAAGCGTTGCTTCTATTGGAGCATCGATTGCACAGGCCCTTGGGTTCTCTATTCCGGCGAACACGGCAACAACTTCTCCATTCCAAATTCGGATGCCCCGCTTCCAACTTGGATCTGACGTGCCTCAAACCGCAGTCCTTGCGGCTCACGCAGAAGGAGAGACCGTGCGAGATTATGCTCTTGTTAATGACACTGTCGAAGCTGCAGACCTACTCAAGTTTGCTCAGCGGCCTTTCATGGTAGGAACTTTTCCTATTACCGTGAATCAGGCTACTGATCAGGTTGTGTGGTCTACACTTGTTGACCCGTCAATGCAGGTGCATAACTCATCATTCTTCCCCCTCGAGACATCCAAATACTATCCTTCACCATTGGCGTGGACAACCCGTTGTTCACGTTATTGGCGTGGTAGTATTAGGTTTCATTTTTCAGTCATTGCATCAAACTTTCACTCTTGTCGACTTGTGCTGTACTACCTTCCGCATTCTAAGAACGGATCTTATCCCGGAAAGATTGCTCAGGCAGCTTCGGCACAGGTTGTCAAGAAAGTCATTGACATTAATGAG